CGTTTTTGACCATGCTTACGAGTGGTACACCTCCGGACCCCGTCAGCGTCTCCAGCCGGGAGGGGCCATCGTCGTTATTTGTACCCGTTGGTCTAAACGCGACCTCGTCGGTCAAGTCCTCAAAGCCTCTGCCATGCGAGAAGGGGTGGATGAATGGGAGGTCATTGAGTTCCCCGCCATCATGCCCTCGGGACAACCCCTCTGGCCGGAGTTCTGGCCCCTTGCTGAACTGGAAGCCATCCGCAACGAAATCCCCATCCATAAATGGCAGGCCCAATACCAGCAAGATCCCACCTCCGAAGAAGGCGCACTGATTAAACGCGAATGGTGGAAGGTCTGGGAGCCAAGAAACCCACCACAGTGTCAGTTTTTGATCCAGTCATGGGACACCGCCTTCCTCAAAAAGGAACGCTCGGACTACTCCGCCTGTACCACTTGGGGGGTTTTCTATCATCCAGACGAAAACGGGGTCAGTCAGCCCAATCTGATTCTGATGGATGCTCTGAAAGAGAAGATGGAGTTCCCTACCCTGAAGAAGCGGGCCTACGAACTCTATCAGTACTGGAAACCGGAGGCTTTGATCGTCGAAGCCAAGGCGGCTGGAACCCCTTTGATTTTTGAATTAAGGGCGATGGGTATTCCGGTTGCGGAATACACCCCCTCTCGGGGTAACGACAAGATCGCTCGTGTGAATGCGGTGGCAGATCTATTCTCTAGTGGCAGGATCTGGAGACCCCAGACTCGTTTCGCAGAGGAAGTCGTTGAAGAATTTGCATCCTTTCCAGCCGGAGAGCATGATGACTATGTGGACTCAGGAACGCAGGCTCTCCTGAGATATCGGCGTGGAGGATTTCTCCCTCTTCCGTCTGATGCAGTGGATGAGCCTGTTTATAAACGCAAAGCGGAGTACTACTGATGAAAGGCAAGACTGCAATGTCCGAAAAGGCTGAGGCTCCCAAGAGTCGCAAGCAGCCGAAGGACAAACTCAAAGGCAAGATGTCGGGCATGGGCAAGCCGGTCATGGTGGCCGGTGCCAAGCGTCCCGCAAAGATGTATGGCGGTGGCCGTACTTATGAAGGCGGTTCCTTTGGGGGAACCAAGGGCGTTGCTCGGGGAATGGGCGCTGCTGTTAAAGGCGGCAAGTTCACCGATCTCTAAGGAGATTCGCCGTGGCGGTTGATCGCGCATTGATGCCCTTTCTCACACAAGGGCAAGGGATGGAGATTTCAGTGGCTCCCCCAGAAGATGATTCCATCATGGTGGAATTGCCTGATGGTGGGGTAGAACTGCAACTGGGTCCCCTACAGCAAGTCGCCGCTCATGACGACAACCTCGCCGAATACGTTGATGAGAGTACCCTCTCCAGCATAGCCACCGAATTGGTGGCTTTGTTTGAAGCAGACAAGGACTCCCGCAAGGAGTGGGAACAGACCTACATGAAAGGTCTAGATCTTCTAGGATTGAAGATCGAAGAGCGCACACAACCATGGACTGGGGCCTGTGGCGTTTTTCACCCGATGCTCTCCGAAGCGGTGGTCCGCTTCCAAGCCCAAGCCATTCAGGAAATCTTCCCGCCCAGAGGGCCGGTCGAAACCAAGATCTTGGGCGAACAAACTCCGGAACGTGCCCAGCAAGCCCAGCGCGTACAAGAGTATTTAAACTATCTCCTCACGGAGAACATGAGCGAGTATCGATCCGAAACGGAGAAGATGCTCTTCTCATTGGCGATTGCAGGCTCTGCATTCCGCAAAGTCTATTACGACCCGAACCTCGGTCGGTTCGTATCGATCTTTGTTCCCGCAGAAGACTTCGTGGTTTCTTATGGAACCCCGGATCTTTACACCTGCGAACGCGCTACCCATGTCATGAAGAAGACCCCGAACGAAGTTCGCAAACTTCAGGTCTCGGGGTTCTATGTGGATGTCGAACTTCCCCCTCCGATGCCGGATATCACCGACATCCAGAAGAAGTACGACAAGATGACCGGCGATGCATCAATGGATATCGATGGCAGGCACACCCTGCTGGAAATGCTCATCGATTACGATCTCCCCGGCTTTGAAGACACTATTGATGGGGAACCCACCGGCATTGCCTTGCCGTACGTCATCACCATCGACAAAGGTTCCAGAACGGTTCTGTCGATCCGCAGAAACTGGTACGAAGGCGATCCGATCAAAAAGCGTCGTCAGCACTTCGTTCACTATGTTTATCTGCCGGGTCTCGGATTCTATGGCTTCGGACTCGTTCACATCGTGGGCGGGCTTGCCAAGTCAGCGACCTCTATCCTCCGCCAATTGGTCGATGCGGGAACCCTTTCCAATCTTCCGGGCGGACTGAAGACTCGCGGACTCCGGATCAAAGGCGACGATACACCCATCATGCCGGGTGAGTTCCGTGATGTGGACATTCCGTCCGGAACCCTCAAAGAAAACATCACCTTCCTCCCCTACAAAGAACCCTCAGGCGTTCTTTACAGTTTGCTGGGGAACATCGTCGAGGAAGGTCGAAGGTTCGCTTCTCAGTCCGACATGAAGGTGGCGGACATGAACAACGAGGCTCCGGTGGGAACCACCCTTGCCTTGTTGGAAAGATCGATGAAGGTGCAAAGCGCCGTGCAGGCGCGTTTACACGCATCGATGAAGAAGGAACTGAAGATCCTCGCGACCTTGGTCAAAGACTATGGCCCTCGCGAATATCCCTACGACATCAAGGGTAAACAACTCACCGCCGAAGATTTTGATGACCGGATCGATATTGTTCCGGTATCTGATCCCAATGCGGGAACCATGGCCCAACGGATCATGAAATACCAAGCCGCGCTGCAACTCGCTGGCACGGCACCGCAGATGTACAACATGCCGCTCCTGCATCGTCAGATGCTGGAGACCTTGGGCATTCAGGACGCAAGCGAGATCGTCAAGGTTCAAGACGAAGTCCCTCCGACCGATCCGGTGACCGAGAACATGAGAGTTCTCAACAATCAGCCCATCAAGGCGTTCATCTATCAGGATCACGACGCGCACATCCAGACCCACATGGCGTTCATGCAAGATCCGAAACTGCAGCAGATGGTGGGTCAATCTCCGAATGCTCAGGCGCTACAGGGTGCTATTGCCGCTCACTTGGCAGAGCATCTGGCGTTTAAATACCGTGGCGAGATCGAAAAGGAACTCGGGGTCAAACTGCCGCCTCCGGGGGAACCCCTCCCAGAGGACATCGAATATCGCATCTCGCAGTTGGTGGCTCCTGCCGCCAATCAGTTGCTCCAACGCGATCAGGCCGAAGCCCAGATGCAGAAGCAAATGCAAGAATCCCAAGACCCGGTCCTGCAGATGGAGATGCAGAAACTGCAACTTCGCGCACAGGAGATTCAGCAGAGGGCCGAGGCCGACATGGCCAAGATTCAGGCCGATATGCAGAAGGCTCAGATGCGAATGCAGTCCGAGCAGGAACGACTCAAGGCTCAAGAGCGCATCGAAGGTGCGCGTCTTGGAGTTCAAATCGCCAGCACCAACACCCAAGCCGAACTCCAGAGCAAGGAAATTGCCTCTCGCGATCAGGTCGAAGGAGCCAAGTTGGGTGTTCAGATCGCACGGGAACTTTTAAATGCAGACCGCAAGCCACCACAATCTCGCTGAATTTCTGCGGAAATCCATCCGCAATCAGATGAACGAGATGGCCGATCACATCGCCGGAGGCGCGTGTACTGATTACGCCGACTACAAGAGGTGTTGTGGCGTGATACACGGTCTAGCATTAGCAGAGAGAGAATTGCTTGACTTAACCAAGCAAATTGATGACGATTAAACACATCTCCGCATTTTGCGGTGCGCGTGACTCCGGGCACGTTTAAACCCCGGTGCGAGGAAACATGTCTGAAAAACTAGCGAGTCAGTTACCGAAACCCACAGGTTACAAACTACTCATTGCACTTCCAGACCCTGAGGAGAAAACCGAAGGGGGCATCATCAAGGCTTCTCAAACTCTTCAAGCCGAAGAGATTGGAAGCATCGTCGGGTTCGTCCTAGAGATGGGTCCCGATGCATACAAATCCCCCGAGCGATTCCCTTCAGGACCGTACTGTAAACAAGGGGACTGGATCATGATGCGGTCCTACTCCGGTACGCGCTTCAAGGTACATGGCAAAGAGTTCCGTTTGATCAACGATGATTCCGTCGAGGCAATCGTTGAAGATCCGAGGGGAGTGGTGAAAGCATGAGCGAGTTACAGACATCCAAGGAAGACAAGTTTTTCGGGGTCTCTTATCAGGTGGGGGCACCTGAGAAAGAGGAAGCGCCTGCGCCAGTCGCCGATGAGGTCGAACTGGAAATCGTAGACGACACCCCGAAAAAGCCTGTCAGGGCGGATTCCTTCGAAGAAACCGATGAGGAACTCTCCTCATACGGCAAAAAGGTCCGTGAAAGGATCAACAAGTTAAAGTACGAACAGCACGAGGAGCGCCGTCAGCGTGAGGCTGCGGAGCGCATGCGTGAGGAAGCCATTCAGTTCGCACAGCAACTTGCACAGAAAAATCAGCAGTACGAGAACCTCCTCCAGCGGGGGGAAACCGCTCTCGTACAGCAGATCAAATCCAAGGCTAATATCGCCCTTGAGCAAGCCAAGACCCGCTACAAAGAAGCCTACGAGCAGGGTGACGCTGAAAAGATCATCGCTGCTCAGGAAAGTCTGCTGAATGCACAGACGGAGTTCCGGGAGGCTGAAAGATACGAGCGTAACCTTCAGTCTCGACCGAAGCCCCAGCCGCAAGAAACAGCGGTTCAGCAACCTGTTTATCAGCAACCCCAAGCCCCGAGGGTGACTGAGAAAACTGTCGCATGGACCCAGCGCAATCCTTGGTTTGGGAACCCCCAACATCTCAAGATGACCGCTCTGGCCTATGCAACCCATGAAGAACTCGTTCGACTCAAAGGCGTACAGCCTGAATCCGATGAGTACTTCAAAGAAATCGACGCTACCATGCGTTCGCACTTCCCCTCTTACTTTGGCGAAGAAGAGGTGCAAGTCACCTCCGCTCCAAGCCAAAAGCCCCCCTCCACGGTAGTAGCCCCTTCCAACCGAAGCAATGGTGCGAAACCGCGCAAAATCCAACTGTCTGCCACACAAGTCTCCCTCGCTAAGAGACTTGGCTTAACCCCGGAGCAGTACGCCAAACAACTCATCAAGGAGAGTTCAAATGGCTAATGAGCGCAACATTCGAGTAGACCGGCAAGCCGAGTCTCGTCCTAACGATTCTTGGGTGCCGCAATCCTCGCTGCCAGTCCCTGAGCCGAAAGATGGCTGGGTATTTCGCTGGATTCGTACTTCTTCACTGGGACGTGCTGACAACACCAACGTCTCTCGCCAGTTCCGTGAGGGCTGGGAACCTGTCAAGGCAGAAGATCATCCTGAGTTGAAGATCCTCTCCGATGTCAATTCTCAGTTCAAAGGCAATGTCGAAGTCGGTGGCTTGCTGCTTTGCAAAGCCCCTGAAGAGAAGATGAAGCAACGGCAGAAGTACTTCCAAGAAGTTTCGGACAGACAGATTGATGGCGTGGATCGCAGTTATCTGCGAGAAAATGATCCGCGTATGCCGCTCCTCAATCCGGAGCGTTCAACGCGCACAACCTTTGGACGTGGTTAATACCATCAAATCGTTTAAACTTATTGTGAGGTAATCTCAAATGGCATCTGGAACTGAAGTTTCAGGCCCTTACGGCCTGAAGCCGATCAACTTGATCGGTGGGCAGGTGTTCGCGGGTTCGACCCGTGCCCTGCCGATTCAATACGGCTACGCCACGGATATCTTCTACGGTGATTTCGTGAAGGTTCTTCGTGGTTCTGTCACCCGCGCCTCGGTTGCTACGGGAACCGGCTCGGCGCAGTTTGACGGTATCTTCTTGGGCTGCTCCTACACGGACCCGGTCACCAAGACGAAGCGTTTCTCGCAGTACTGGCCCGCCTCTGTGCTGGCTGGTGACGCGATTGCGTACGTCGGTGATGATCCGGATACCGTGTTCAAGGCAGTTGTTTGCTCTGCCACTGCTGCTGTCGCTTCGGGTTCGTACGCCCTCGTTGGCGCGAACCTGTCGATGATCAACAACACGGGCAACGTGAACACCGGCAATTCCAAGAATGCGGTGCTGGCCCCCACTGCGACCCCGGTCACGACGATCCTCCCGGTTCGTTGCGTCGGTGTCGTTGAGGACACGGCCTATAGTTACTCTGCGACGGGTTCGTCCGAAGCGGCCACGCTCACCCTCACGGGTGCGGGTCTCACGGATGCGCTGCCTGCAGGTACTAGCGTGGCGTACTACGCTTCGAATGGTCAGTTGATTCAGACGGGTTCGTTCTTGCCGACATCGTATGCGGCTGGTTCGACTTCGCTCGTGCTGAATGCGGCTGTTGCTGTTCCGGGCGGAGTCACTTCCATCCCGTCTGGCTCGACTGTGGTATTCACCGTGTTCCCGGAGATCTTGGTCAAGGCCAACCTCCTTGTTCACGCCTACTACAGCAGCACGTCTGGGCAGTAAGGCACCGGATAACTAGGAGTTAAAAAATGGCTATTTCACGCGCACAA